AGTACCGCATCCGCAGGCCACGTTTCATCGGAGTAAGTGCCGTCGTCTTTCCATGCCGCAGGGATAAAGCCTTTTGTTGCGGAATAATAAACATTTTCCATTTTAATTCCCTATTGAAATAACTGTTGTTGCTGTGGGTGAGAGGGAACCGTTTGATGCTCTAGTTTGAACGCGAAATGTCGATAAACTAGTTCTGTTAGTGGTCACAATTCCGTATGTACCTCCAGTTGCATCCATACATGCTACGCACGCCATAAAGTTACCGGTAAATGCAATTGGCAAATTGAATGTTTGATCTCCTCCCGCTGGGGTGTATGACCCCATCTGAATAATCAACCCCCCCGGAACGTCAGGAATTCGAATGTAATCATTCATTCCAAATGACCGCTTGCTGAATAAGCTCATCACCGCAGCAACGGTTGGGAGAAGTGCTGTACTTGTGCCTGCTGCCATCTGCGCGTTAGTCGCAACTCCCAATTTAGCCGCGTCGCCTAAACCAAGGTTTAAGAGAGTCTGTGCTACAGCAGTCGGGCCAGCGTCTTTAATTTCAGAAAGGTTATTAGAGCTTTTCAGGAAACCGCTTATATTTGCAAGAGCGTTTTTAGCTGTTAATACCGACGTCCATTTAGCAGATGGCGGAGCGCTGCCGATATTACTGTCTACGAGTGATAAATAAGCCTCTCCATTGCGGACGCAGATCGAACCGGAATAATACTCCTGAAGATCATCCCATTCAGGAATTCCCATCTGATGCTGATAAGCGATGAACTGGCTCATCGTATACATTGCAGCGTTGAAGTCTTCCATTGACGGGTTTTCAGATGGTCCAACTATTCCCCAGCCGCGAAGAAATGAATTTGTGACCTGCGAGGTAAGATCGTCTGCCTGCGTTGTCTCACCGAATAGCGTCCTTTCCAAGCCCTGCGCATTAGAACCAAACGCACGTAAATTACCTGCATATCTCTCAATCTTAGACATGAATTTTCCTCGAAAAAAAACCGCCTTGGTAGGCGGTGTTGAATTTACTGGCAAATCCCCTGGCTGCTGGGTTCCTTGAAAAGCCGAAAGTCATCCCAGGGGTAACCTGATAATAATAATTGTAACGAACCCCAGCAGGCTTAGGCAGCAGCCCGAGTTTAACGATAAGACGCAGTTCATCTTGCGAGACTTTAGGTGATATATTTAACGCGAGCGTCATATCCTTTCTGTCGGTGACGTAAGCCTCTCCATTGAAAGCGGCCTGAATAACTTCCTGCAAACTTACCCTGTCATCAGATGAAATGGTCGCCGATGCCGCGTTCTTTGCTATTTTTACTTTCAGAAATTTACGGTACTCATTATCACCCAACTGGTAATCGCCGTAAGCTGGAGAGAACTTACTGAAGAATGGCGCACCAATAACTCCTGAGTTTGACTTTCTGCCAAAACCCTCTGAATTAGTGTGACCTTCAAATCCAAAAAATATCTTAGCAATCACTGCCGGTACGCTTCGTGGTAATCCGACGATACGTCCCATAACATCAAGGCGATACCCCGTCACGCGATCAATATCGAAATTACCGGGGTTTCGAATAAAATCAGAAATTATCTGCCACTGTTTCATCATGGCTTCTATTTCAGATCTTGCCTTTGGCTTTTCCCAGTATTGTTTGATGAGCATTAACGCATAGCGATTAATTATGTCGTTATTCATTAAGTCACCTCGTCAACAACGATATTAGCAACATCTAAAGTGAACTTACCTTGGAAGCCAGGCGATAATTCAGCGTCTGTGAATGTGACGCCATCAGCGCTAATCTTCATATTGGTAAGCACGTAGTTCACACGAGCCGAGCCGTAACCATCCGCATAAAGCTCGTTGGCATCAATATCCTCACCAATGTGCATCACGCGGCCCGCCAACACCTGCTTGAGTGTCTCCACGTCAACAGGGTCATTTACAGCCTTTCGCCTGGCGGTTAAGTTAATATGTAGAGGTATGTAGACAGGGCGATCAAACTGCATATCGTGAGCGATGGAAAGTGTAGATCCGTCTGGCCGGACGAGAGTTTCAATGTAGCGACCTGTCACCTCGCCTTTAACGCCAGTACCTCCGCCCTTTTGCTTGATTATTACTTCGACTATGTCTGAAACCGCACCACCCTCGACGACTAGCCAGATGGAGTTAGCAGGAATGCCAGTAGCGGGATTGTCAACTTTGGTGTCATTCTCACCAATATTTAAATCAGTCACTCCGGGCAATTGTGCGACCTTAGCGAATATCGCTCCAGTGCTACCGGTGGCTGGATTCTCAAGAGAGCGATTTCGGCGCTGGCGAAACTCTTCCGGTGTTTCCTCATCCATGCCTGCCACAGCAGCTGTGTCAGAAACGATATCCAGAACGCCCAATTCTGGGGTCAGTTGCGTGAATGTGTCAGAAATCAGTCCAGTGACCTTTCCAAAATTTTCAGCGAAGAACGTCACCGCTGTTGTTCCGGCCTGAACTGTTACATTCTGTCTAACGAACCAGACCTGATTAGCCTGATCCTGAATTTTGTACCCGCTGTACAAAAGCACCGGCCTGTCAGTCACTATCTTAAGGTCACGCTGAGATCGCGAACCGGGGCGCAGGTATAATCCGTGTAATTTGGCAACGATCTGCTGCATATCCCCCGCGTTAAAATCCGGGTCCATTTGCGAATATAACCACTGAATAGCGGCTTCAATATCCGTTCGGGCCTGAGCCTCTAATGCCACTCGCTGGCCGTCTGGTGATTCCTGGTCTAAATCTATATCCTGCCCATAAATACCTTTATACGAATCACTCAGGGTCTGGAACAAGTCCCTGAACGTATCCGTCTGAAGCCCGTTATTATCAAACTGTAGTGCCATCTTTCTGCGCTCCACTGACGGGGAATGTGATTAACTGCTCATCAAAAACTGTCTCAATGCGCAGCTCGATGGACTGGTGCCTTGTTTTTTTATTTACTACCATCGACAGTTCTACAATGCGCATCACGCCATCGGTAGCCAGCGTCACCCTCTCTATTTCTCTCAGCGTTTCTTGTTCGGTGTTTTTTTCTGACATGAGGTACAACCAGTCAATGTTATCTCCCATATTTAGCGGGTTATCATTACTGAAAGACCGGATGCGACATTTCACCTTCTGAGCAATGGCGACACCGCCGCTAATGTAGTTCTGTCGCCCACGCCCAAAGCTCCAATCACTATTTTTATCAAGCGCTGATACAATCATGTTATCCCCGTAATAATGCCGTTGGTTACTGTGATTGTTTTCCCGTCATCACTCCTGAATGAACCACTAACGCCACTCTGCCCATCAGTCAATAAAGATTCATATTGCATCTGTCCCTGAACCACGCATGACTCTAGCGTTGTTATGCCGCCACTCTGGGTAATGTTGCCAGTGAGAACCAAATCACCTTCGTGATCGGTGTTGCCCATCATCATACGGTTGGTAGTCGGAATGGATATTGCCGTGGATAGAGGGTTAACGCCGCATAGTGCGAAGCCGTCAGAGTAATCGTGCATCCGCATTTCAAGCGGTGGAACAAAGTCACTCCCCGCGTACCAGGCGTCATAGCAGCGCTCTGAGATAAGCACCAGACAGTAATCTCCTGCAGCTATCGGCTCGGCTATATAGCTGCCACTTCCCTGCAATATGACCGGAGGTACTTCGATGAATTCAGGTAGTTGCTTTCCCTTGCCTTTCACCACTCGATTGATAACAGGGATGCAACTGATCGTTTTATCATTTACAGCAGTTATTTTTGCGACAACAATAGTGTGAACATCAGCCAGCGCGAAATCCACGCCAGCGCCGATAGTGTCGTGAAGTTCTTCAATCATTTTTGCGTCCATAAAAAACCACAATTAAGTGGTTGTATTTCTAGCGTATCGGGTATTCCCCTTAACATAGCAGAGGTATTCATGGGATTTAGATTTAGAAGGCGAATCAAGATTGCGCCCGGTATAAATATCAATATCGGGAAAAACGGGGTCACCAGCGCAACAATTGGAAAGCGCGGGGCATCAGTTAATATCGGAAAAGCAGGGACAAAGGCAACAGCTGGTATTCCTGGGACAGGGATGAGCTGGACAGAGACATTATCAAAATCAGCTAACCCTAATACCACGCCCCAAGTTGATAAGAATGTATTTAAAGGGCTAGTTATTTCATCGTCTGAGTTCAAAAGTGCTTCCGCACAAATACGAAAATCTTGGCGCAAAGGTGGAGGTAAGGTTAGTTACAGCAAAAACCAAATGTTGATCAGTTTGTTGGCGTGGTTTGTAGCTGCACTTGCATCCTTTATTTTATTACTACCTGGGCTATCAATAATTCTGGTAATTGTGGGTACCATAAGGTGTTTTTGGAAACAACCAGAGGTTAACTTCTCGATACAGGAATATATCGATCACATGACAACAGAGGGTTAATGGCGCATGTACATGAAAAAAATAATACTCACTTGCACGTTCTTGGCCTCATGTTCTTTGCACGCTGGGCCTTATGCGGATATTGCAAAAGCAAAATTTGAAAGTGAAATGGTGCAGGTTATACAGTCAATCGACACGACAGAAGCAAAAAAAAACAAAGTAATCGCAACACTCCCGCTGGCTGAAAAAGACCTTAGAGAGTATACGCGAGAAGGCCTTAAAGAGAAAAAATCATGTCTAAAGATAAAGAGAGACTTCATCAAGCATGAAAAATCCTTGCTGAAAGAGGAGTCATCTGGAAGTGCTGATTTCGACGAGGCATTAATTTCAGCATCCGCTGATTATGTCGCGACCATTTGCCTTGATATGAAATAACTATCTAATCACTGAGTAGTTACCTGCTGGCCTCGCCGTAACCTTCTGAACCCACGCAGCCCCAGTATACTGCCCACTGGTTTCAATCTGGTAGATTTTGTAAACCCCGTTCAATACGGGGTTAGTCACACTTTCCAGTGAACACAGCCCCCCAATGGTCAGCATCGGATTTAGCTTTGTGTCGAATACGACCTGACCTTTAGACTGTTTAACCAGCGTGCTTGGGTCGTCGCTATCCTTGCTGGCTGCGCCCGGATCGGTTGTTGGTTGGTTTATGGCAGGTTTTGTGCTCTTTCCAGAGCCGTTCTGTGCACTTTCCTTTGTTGACTGCGGGGTATTAAGCAGCCCGCTACGAGCGTTAACCACCGGGATATTTCCTGATGTAACCTCGTTATCTTTCAGAATATGAACCCGCTCATCTTTAATGAAGAAGCTCTCACCAGGCGATAGCATGTCAGTGATAATTTTACTTGAGCTACCAACGAGCACCTTCGGCCTTATCAACTGCTGCTGGCTCGTTACCGCGCCTTTCTTCGTGTTCGGCATATCTTGGAGAACAGAATCGACAACCTGGTCTTTACCGCGCACCGTGCGCGATGTGAACGAGTTAATGAAGTCGCGCCCACCGTCCTCACATTCAAGGCTTACAACGTGTATCGCCCCTTCTCGCTTCACAGCCCCACTTCTTACTGACCCTTGAAACACCTGACGCAACTTGCCGTCATACCCGACTTCCAGCCTGACCGGGATGTATTTATCGTCATCCTCAGCTTTGACCAGTTGCAGGCGCGTCGAGGGCTTTAAGCCGTTAACTGAGACGGTCAGCTTACCCAGCGATTTCTTATCTACCGACTCAAGAGCCTTGAACGATACCGACATCGGTGGCTCAATAATGACAGCCTGATTCCCGATCCCGACTGTTAGCCGGTAATCACGATAGAAAGTTTCCATTACGGCACGTCTCCTCCGCGAATTTCAATCATCTCGTCCGGCGTCACCATATAAATCTCACAACGCCCACTAGCGAAGTCATCAGCCCGGTACGGGTCAATGCCGGAGTTGTCGGTGCAAAACAACGCGATATCGAAGGGCCAGTTCTTGTGGCGAAAATGCAGTGCCCCCAGCGACAGCTTGACTCCATCAATGAAATCGCCTCTGTATTCCACTCGCATTTTCCACATCTCCACCGTAGGAAGGTGCCGGATGATAACGACGGCCTCACCACGGTCGAACAGCAGCACATAGCGCTGGATAGGTTCATCGGTAATATTGGTTATCAGATCCATGCATTACTCCCGTTAGAATAAAGATTTCGCGGCTCCTTTTAACGAGGTCATAACTGATTTCGACTGGCCGCTTGTTTTCGAATTATCAGCAGGAGTCTGTGTGCCTTTATTCGCCACACCTGCCGTCTTTGATTTAGCCGCTGGTGATGGTGATTTGAAGTGTTTCTCAATGGCAGTAGTGGTGAGTTGGGTAAAGTTTATCTTCGTAAAGCTGGCTTCAAACTTCGTTTCCATCGTCTGATTATCAGTGCTAATTGTCAGGCCGCTTAACGCCATATTTTCATGAGTCCGGTAGTCCACTTCGACAGATATAAGCTGCTTGCCGTAATACACAGCCTCAATGAAATCAAGAAACTGTTCACGAATACCTTTCGCACCACCGGCTACCGGATTGCCAACCAGACCGAAAAGCTCCGCGCCCTTATCAGCCAGACGCTTAGCCTCTAGCATCTTCTGCTCGGCACGGTCAGCAATCTCATTCATCTTCTGCAACTGCTGCTGAGTCTTGGCGGGGATGTATTCCACTACTTCGCCATACTTTGAATAATCAGGGACTAAGCCAAAGGAAGAGTTGGGTTTTGCATCCATGTACACATCAGCCACTACGCCACTAATCTTTATCGTGATAGGGCCGTTAATGATATCGTCCGATGCGTTACTACCATCTTCCAGTACATCAACGGGGACTTGTGAGGGGTAGCTTGTAGAGTCGTTTACGCGAGCAAACATCGAGTACCCGCCGATCCCCACCTTTTTTACCGTGCTTTTGCCTGACTCCTGAGCAGTGGTAAATCCGTCCATAATTCCCATCACCTACCCCCTCTTCCGTTCATCCTGTTAGCGTCGCGCATACTCTGCTGCAACCCGTTCGCGGCTGTATTACCCGCCACTACCGGATCGGATGTATTAATGTACATGGTGTTGCTCTGGCTGACGCTTGAATTACTAACGCCACCACCTGGTGTGTATGCCAGATTGCCATTTAACCCAGGGTTGCCGTAGGGGATCCCATTCATTCCAGCGCTGCCAGAGTAAGCAGGTAATGACTGTTCTTCATCATCGCCGAGGCCGATAAATGACTTGGCAGAGTTCCATGCGCTTGAGGCCGCATTGCTGATGACGTTACCGATATAGTCGCCGAGGTTTGCGAAAATGTTTTGGGCCCAGTCGATAAATGCCATGAAAGGCTTTTTCAGTAGTTCAACAGTGTTATCGAAAATTTTAACAACGTCTTTCCACGCACCTTCGAAATCACCGGTTAACAACTTCCAGAGTGCGGAAAACATCAGCTTAATATTCTCAACGCCGACCTTAAATGAATCGATGATTAAATCGACCACTTCAAGCACGACGTCTTTAATAGCTAACAGCCCCGGAACGATATCAATCCCCCAGTTATCCATGAAGAAGTCGGCGATTACGCTTTTTCCGCCTTCCATTGCAGTAAGAAGATCATCAATCACCAGGATGATGCCAAGAATGGCAGCAGTGATGAGTACAACGGGTGACATTAGAACCCCCATCACTGTAGCAAGCCCACCAGTGACCAGCCACCATGCTGCGAATGCTATGGTGATGGCTGCAACAATCGGCAAAAAGCGACGGATCATACCCATGACAGAGAAAATGATTTCACCGAGGTGGGATAATCCATTTTTAATGAGGTCTTTATTTGCTATCAGGAAATCAGTGAAGCCATCAACCAGGTCTTTAAGCACCGGCACGAAGCCTATAGCGACCTGGAACTTAATACCATCGAACCCCTTACCAAGCGTAGTAAGGGAGTCATTATAAGCGGCGAACTGGTCAGCCTGGTCTTGCGTGACGACGCCTAGTGCTTCTGATTTCTTCTGAAGCGCCTCAATCTCATCACCCGTTTTGGAGAGCAACTGCACCATCGAGCGATCAATACCCATTTTATCCAGAACAGAAAACTTCTCGGCCTGGCTCATGCCATGCAATTTGTCGGCTAATTCGCGGAATATGACATCAGAGGATTTAACTTCACCGTTTAGTCCCTTAAACTGCAACCCCAGACGACTAGCGACATCTTTCGCCTCACCTTCCCCCGTTGATACAAACTCACCAACTCGCTTCGTCATCTCACCCAATGAGGATTGCAGGGCGTCAACGCTTGAACCATTGACTGATGCGGCATAACCCAGCGTCTGAATGGTTTCAACGGCGATACCCGTTTCTCGCCCGAACTGAATCAGTGGGTCTATAGATTTACTGACCGACGTAACCCATCCGGCGATACCAGCAGCAGACCCAGCAATCGCCGCCCCCATTCCCGCCAGCAGACCGATGGAGGATTTAAGATTGGCATTGAATGTCTCTTGAGGTGCCAGATCGCCAATGAATCCAAACTTGGTAATCAGCTCATTAACTATTGCCATTTTTCGCCTTCTCCATCTGATGGTGCTGGATATCAGCGCTGATGTTTTCGAATTCAACCATGTCCAGCAGTTCCGGCGTATCCAACTCAGTGAGTTCTTTATATGAGCCATACCCGGCCTTTGATAGCGCCAAGTACATGCTCATCTCATCGCTTATGTTCGAGGACTTAACGTAAACTTCTGGACTCCTGGAGCTTCTGAATGTGAGTTCATATTGCTCCCGGCCATAAAAGGAAAACTGATTACCTGCAAAGCAGTGGTGATCAGCATGATGTAATCACCGGCATAACTTTCGAAATGGTCAGGCTGCTTTGAAAGCTGAACGTCGTCGAACAGTACGTAATCAAACATCAAACGTTCGATTTCTTCAAATCGTTCTGTGTCGAGGAATTCCAGCGACTGACGCGATAACTCACTGGCGATACCAGTAAAGAATGCGAACACCTTTCGCCGTTTTTTGTGCGTCATCTTCGCGAAATCGTAGCGGTTGCCGTTGATTTCAGCGTAGCCGTCATCGTAGACGGCCTTGATCATCTCAAGCGCCTTATTCTGTTTTTCTTTAGACATGATGGGCCTTATACGTTGCGCACGACGTTACGGTACTCAATGGTGTATTCCATGAGCGCGTTAACATCCTGGTTGTTTTTGGTTTGAGTTGGCTGAGTGGTCAGTGAACCAACTTGCAGGTCGTAGGTTTCTTTGAGTGAAGCGCCGTCGCGCGTGAATGACTCCTTAATCGAGCCGTTAATCACTGTTGGTATTTCGCTGTTACGCAGTCCGTTGAGCCAAATGTCGTCATTGGAAAACTTCTGTACACGCACGACCATTGCATGTACGCCAGCATCAACGCGCTTGGAAATGGTCACGCCATTCTTCGCGCTGTTCGCACGGCTGGTTAAAGGGTTTGACGGGGTCAGAGTGACATAATCCCCCGCTGCGATATCTGTGATAATGCGCCCATTCAGTACAATGGTGGCGGTATCTGCGTTGATAACAATCTGAGACATTTACCGCCCCTTATTTATTGAAGTTGATGATGATGTCTTCGCTGTGAATAGCTCCAGCATTCTTCACTGCGATTTGCATTACCGGGGATTTGCGCTCCTGGCGGTCAGCGGTGGACTGGTCTTTCAAATCACCGGCCAGCACGTAGAAGCCGTTTTGCTCGATGTTGCGCAAGAACATATCGCGGTCACCGAAGAAGTCAGGAAGCGTCCAGGCGCCAGGACTGAATACCCCAGCACGCACAAACCCGCGAGTCGTCTTCTCTGCGCAGTCTTCCAACTGGTCAACGCCGTAATAGGTTTGTGGCACCTTGGTCGGCGTGGTTTTTAGAAGATTGAATGAATCAGTCTGCACCGCGTCAACGTAAGCCATCAGGTTGTAGACGTTATCCACAAAGTCATTAGAGCCACTGGTCAGCACGCAGGGCACGTCTTTGATGGTGGTATAGATATCGAGGCCAACACGCTTGGCCTTGTCGATTTCGGTCTGAGAGTATTCTTCAGCCGGGACATTCAGCGTTTTAAGATGCAGGGTGATTGCAGTTCGCTCACCATTGAAGTTCACGGTATGGGTGCGGGCCATGTAGGTGATAGCCAACTTACGGTTGCCAGATTTGCTGTAGAGCATTCGGAAATTGCTCTGGCTAGCGAGTGTGACAGCCCATGCTGGGCTTTCTGGGTTAACCTCAAGCGCACTTTCTCCAGTGAACGTCTCGTACACGATGACTGAGTTGGCCTTTGCCCATGACGCGATTAACGGCACTTGGACATCGAGAATTTTATCGATGAAGCCAACGCCTTTAACGTTCACCTGCGACTTGATAGCGCTGAGTACTTCAAGTTGTGATTCTGGCGCGACTGGAGTAGATGCTTTGCCGTCAATTTTTGCAGCGCCAGATCCAGCCGCTATCGCTAGAATGTCGCCAATGAACGTGCCGACTGGTGCTGGCTCAGGAAAGCCAACAATTGAAGCTGCGCCAGTGGTAGGGCTCGTGAAAACAATCCGGGTGCCATCAAATGACACGTTAGCAACAGCAGGGGTAATCTTTGTCTGAATTTGAGAAACAATATCGGACAGTGTCGCAGCGGTTGATCCATCGATACCTGTCACATCGCGATCGGTGCCATCAATACTGATGCTGAATGACCAATCGTCAACCAACCGTAGCGCTGGCATGACTGTGGCTTGTGATATTTCAGCCCCGTACAATACACCTGCAGTGGCTGGCAGTGTTTCGCCTGCCGCATTCCAAAAACCGATAATCAGCGTGCCGCCAGCAGATATAGGGTTAGGGCTGGTACCGAAGAAAGCATTAGAGAACGCCGCCGTGACAGATGAAGCGCCGAAATCCTGCTCCACTGCAGCCGGAGACTTGTAAGAACGGTAGCGCTCAGATGTACTCAGCACGCCTGGCTGACTGGTCATGATGGCGCAGACGTTGATGTTATCCCGTGCAGCCGAGCGGCCTTCTTCGAGAAGCGTCACGTTAATGACGTTGTTAATAGATGCCGACATTTACTTGTCCTCTAGAAATTGAAACTGCGGCGTGTCGATACGCAGCGTCTGCACATCGCGAGCCGGGGCGTATTGAACGTTGAAACTCAGGTGTACTCGGTTGCCGTGGGATTGACCCAGCAACTGACCAACATCAGTAATGTTTGATACGGACATAATGGTTAGTGCATTCTTGCGGCGTAATTCGTTAGCTAACTGGCTCTCGCTGAGCATCAGGAACGATTCCGCATTTGTGTAGGCGTTATCACCGTAAAACTCCAGCACGATGCTGTGGCTCACTGTGGCGGTGTACGTCATTACCTCTGTATCACCATTGAAACGCTGGCCTCTCGCAAGCACTGACTGCGGAAGGCTGCCATTGATGACGATATAACTCGCTGCGAAATCAGATGAAATAATGTTTCTTCGGTCGAATTTAATCAGCTGTTCGTCATAATCCAGCAGGTCACGAACGAACAGAGCGACGGCGATAAGGTGTGGTTGGGTTTTTATCATGCTGTTGCGACCAATAGCGGGAGCCTGGTTTCTTCCACAATAGCGGCGCAAAATCCATAATCCATATAATCAGCTGGCGAGACGACTTTGTAATCCCTGCCGCCTTTCTCAATGAATTGGCCCGCTTTGATTTTTACTCTAGAATGGATAAGTAAGTACTCTTTAGACCAATCAAGACTATCCATTGTGAGTGTCTGCTTATTCGCGCTTTGAACCACCGCCAGAATATCCTCAACAACAATCGTTACAGTAGGTTCAAAGTTTACGGTTACTTCCGTTTTAGTTTTGAGTTTAACCGGCTGCTCCCAATCAATAAGGGCGTCGGTCATATCAAGATCCGATAAATCACTCACTACGAACCTCCCATGTAATTACGCCGCGCAACTCACCTTTATCAATCAGTATCCCAGATGAACCCTTTGCCTTTTTAGTCGCTTCCTTGATGTCCGGCCACGTTCCATACCCGGCTGTTTCAAAGGCTTTAACGCTGATATTACGGGCGACGACGCCGATAAGGTTTAATGCCTTATCAGCATCCATCTTGCCCGAACCTACCGCTGCAACTCCCCTCTCGATAGCTTGGTTTATTTCGGATTTTTTAAGCGTGAATGGCGCACGAAGAAATGAACGTTCTGGGATGGTTATCTTGTGGGCGGCGGTTATTCCGGTGACTGGCCCCATGAAGTCATTGCGAGAAAACACCGCCTTCCCACCAGTTGCCGTATACCCGGTCCCACCAGGGTGGTTTATTTCAGCGCCAAACTCATGCGCTGCACCCACTTCAATCAATGAAACTCCATCATCGTATGTTTTACTGCCAACTTTCGACGCTGGCAGACCAACGGCGACATAATGCGTTTTCATCGCCTGAAGGTTTTTAAGGTACTCAGTGGTTGCCTTTAGCGTTTCTTCTGGAGTCATAACAAATACGCCCCATTGTCATTACCGAATTGCCAACACATGAACGCCCACCAACTTTCGCAACCGGGTGTAGTCCTGCCCGTAGCTACTGATGGCATAACCGTCATGATTAACACCAAACCCCGCATCTGGCGCTGAATACCCCATGGAAACACCAGCTACTGACCTACTGGTTATCGTCTGCGCAGGCTTTCCGTTACTGCTGCCTGATGGCGTTAGCGCACCTGAAACGTAAAGCAAATGAGCCGCTAAAGCATGGTGGCCCTGCTCAAAGAGCTTCCCCCATACCTTGCGGCTCATCTGGTTTTCTGCGTCCTGTAGCGCGATTTCTCTGCGGGTTGGTGCGGTACTGGCGAATTCGGGGTAACGTTCAATAAATTCCATGCTACCCCCCTGGGTTACTGAGGTGAGGACTTGTAATCGACATAAACAGCGGATTGTGGTTGCTTCCACATTGCCCCGCCGAATGCAGAGCGATACCCACACTCGTAGGTCAGCAGGTCGCGTGAGCGAACCGCCAGAAGCTCTGGCATGTGAACTTCCATTTCCAGATAATCCGCTTCGTAGGTGTACACCACCATGCGGGTTTTACCTGTCTTGATGCCTACCGCATAATTGCTTGGCACCTTCACGAACGTGATGCTAAAGCCATCATTCCCAGATGCCTTGCGCAGCGCTGCCATAATGCGATCCATTGCCGCGATTGGCAGAAGATCAGTGCCAACGATTACCGGGGTCGGGTCGAATTTCTGCATAGCGAGCATGAAATCACTGGCATCCATCGCAATATGCGTAGGCTGAATGCGGTAGCTCGACTTGCGCCATGCAACGTTGTAGGCATCCAGAACCATCTTCACGAACTCATCAGAAGTCATGTCAGCGATAGTTTTGTTACCTGCGTCGGTGATCAACTGGACACCCGTTCCGGTCAGCAACCCTTCCTGCCCCTTCACGCCACCGTGCCCAACGTACCCGGCGTACTGGATAGTAGCCGTGGCGTTGGCATACAAGTCGTCTTGCTTCTTCGACTGCAAGTTAATGCTGAGGCGGGCAATTTTCTCCAGTTCCTGTTGCGTCCAGGTGGCAGCTTTTGCCCACTGGCCCACTGGAGCCTTCATCCACTCGATTTCACTATCAATCGTTTTAAGGCTGTTGGTCTTGTTACCGATGATGCCGTCTTTAACAGACCCCATCACGGTTGACACACCAAAGTCAACGAACTCAAGAGCGAAATCTAAGCCTTCTTTGATTGGCAGCGCTTCACCAATGTTAATTTCTGGCAGTTCTTTTTCCTGCAACTGCATGTCGCGTTCTGTCAGGGCTTCCTGAAGAACTTCTTCAAAATCTACTGAACTCATTGGCATGATTATGCTCCCGCCGTTTGCTGTACATAACCCAAGGTGATAGCCACGCAGTCGTTAGCTGCGCTTACGTCTTCTACCCAGTATCCCAGGTCGATATTGCCAGCCGCCACGGTAGTAACTTTGCCAGCGTTTGCTCCCGTCGCCACAATGTACGCTGGTGCGCCACGAGTGAAGACAGAGCCAGCCACAGCCAACGCGCCTACACAGTCACCGTGTGAGAAGTGACCCACGTTAACTTGCTTATCAGCCGGTGCTGCGTCACCGTAAATATCACGAACAACAATCCCGTGAATGCGAGTTCCAGCAGCCAGAACCTTAACGCCACCTTCCGGGTTGACAGCTACAAAAGTGCCGTATGGTAGTGCCACTTCGGTTAGATTACCTTCACCCCAGACTTTGTCATTAGAGCTAGAGGCGCGTTTGATAGAGCCAGGCTTGATAGTGCCGTCTGCGCCATCCCAATCAGTGAATCCAAATGCCATGATTATTTACCCCCAAGGCGTTGAGTTGCGGTTTTTGTAGGCGTCGGCTTGCTGTCGTTAAACAGGTGGCTGCCGATTTCACTACGTGGCTTTGATGTGGCCTGGATAGCAGCGTATGCGGCGCGTACTTCGCTGTCCGTCATGCCCTTCACCTGTGCATCGTTAAAGGCTCGAGTGCTAACTAGGACAGCGGTACGAACATCACGCGCAGACTTTGCATCGGTCAGGTTTAATTTAGGAAAACGTGATTTAGCGTCGGTCATAGTGGCTTCGGTTTCGCTGTCACCCTTCAGTTTTGCCAGCTCATCCTCAAGCTCTTTCACCTTCGCTTTCAGATCGGCGTTTTCAGTTTCCAGCGCGGTAATTTTCGCATCCTTATCACCATCAGCAGGCGCGGCTGGATCGGCATCCACAGGTGCGGAGGCAGTGGCACCATCCAGTTGAGCCTTGAGTTCAGCCAACTGTGCCAGTACCTGTTGCGCCTGCGCTGCCGCCTCTTCAGTTCCCTGCCCATTAAGCCCCTCCAGCGCCTTCTCTAATGCGGCAATCATGCCGATCAGCTCTTCCGGCGTAAGGGCTGCGCCTTCTGCATCTTTTAGCTTTTTACCCTTCAGGAAACTGAGGGCATCGGTTAATGTTTTGAACATCGGCTTACCTTTTTTATCGTTTAACTTACATTGGGCGCCGTAACGCCCCTCTGCCACACCCGCGACGTGATTGCCGCGAATATTGATGTGGTAAAACTTACCGTCACGTTCTACAAGCTCAGCAGGTTCATATCCGACAGATACCTCGCGGATCCCTGTCTTCTCCAGCGTTTCAATGGATGCCGAATCAGTCAGATAGACATCACAAACTATTTCGTCACCATCCATGCGGGTGTTGGCGATATGGCCTGATGCTTTGTCTTTGTGGTCTGTAGCTGTCACCTCACCATCGTCAGGATGGGTCAGTGTGAAAGGAAGTCCGTTGAATGAAGCGAGGGTTTCTGGTTTTGAGAGTTCGTCGAGCGTGCGGATCACTGTGATTTTTTTATTGGCATCGTTGCCGGTTAACCCCATTTCGTGGCCGTAATATTCAATTGGCCCGGCACGGGTTATCGTCGCGGTGGTAATTACGTACCCCTGCGGTGTTCGTTTCCACGTCATTGATTATTCCCATGAAACGTAAGGTAGAGACAGGCAGCGGCATTGGTAGTCTTCACCAGGCTTGCCGATGAATGCCCCGATGCTGCTGCGCTTCTTCCATGTCTTCCCACCGTCGTCTGAATAGACGGTTGGATCAGAGTATTTGCAGAGCATCCAATTTAGAACGAAATGGCTCTTTCTCTCACGCTCGTCACCGGTTCCGCTCCACTCGTACACGTCAAGCCCTAGCGCATTACTTCGCGCCTCGGTCAGTTCAGCATTAAGTTTTGATGTCTGGTCGCGAGCAATGAACTTAGCTCGGCTAAGTGTGACATCACCGCGTTCCCGGATGATGTTGATTAGGTTTTCGCTTCTGCCACCTTCGAGTAGATTCCCGAACACCTTCTCGCCGATATCGTTGATGAAGTCCGTCTGAATCGACGTTATCAGCCCAACGTTCTCACGGACGGCATCAGCCATCTTCTCCCTTATCGCCCCATCACCCAGCATTCCGGTAAGGTCGATACCAAAAGCCTCGCTATAAGTGCGCTGCGTTTGCTCCTTGTTCTGGAGATTGGCGCGACTAACCAACCCGGAAGCAATTCGGCTGGCTATTTCTTCAACCGATATACTAGCGAGTCGTTGCATGATCCGAGATAGCCTGGCGGTGACTGAAAGTGCGGAAGTGTCTGGTGCGTCGGTGAGGGTTGGCCTTTCAAGTTCGTCGATAACCATCTGAGTCATGCTGTTGATGAACTCTGTCAGTCTGTCCCGATACCACACCTCCGCTCTCTTGCTCGGCGTGGGTGGGCGCATTTTACGACGGCGTGGCTTGCGGCGGCGTGGCTTGCGCTCCAGTAGCTGTTGGAGTTCCATAGCTTCCCCATGAATCAGTATTTGACCCAGCGCTGACGATGCCCTGAATTTCCTCTTCGGTTACCGTTTTCAGCACGCCGCGAGCAATCATCTCTCGTATTGCAACTTCTTCAGTCACGATTGATGAGGTAACCAAAGTGTTGAACCCCGTCGCATAAAGTCCGAATCGTGTTGCTTCTTCGGCTTCGTTAATACTGTCGATAGAGGGGTATTCATAGGTTAGATTTTCGGCGACTGACAACTTGTCCAAAATGAACTGGTCAGCGAAGTCCTGCATCGGTCTAAGCCGTGACTCTTGCATTCCGTTAATGGTTTCGTAATAAGCCTTATTGTCCTCTTCGCCGCTACTGAAACCGCTAGCAGACTGCCCAAACAGGACTGTTATCGGCCTATCCAGCGCCCCTGCGAGAACGGTTGCCATTTTGGTAATGACGTCAGACAGCCCGGTAAATTGCGCATTTTTCTGCTCGTAGCGACCTTGACTTTCTGGTGTCCCGGCATCAATGAGTAACAGTCCGGTTGATGATTTAGTCTCCTTCATCACCCTAGCGTACTCTCTGACCTGGCTTTCCTGCCCGGCGGCAATTTGATCGTTCATATTGGGCACAAACAGGACATCAACGTTTGCTTCCTGGATGGTGTCACCCGTACTCAGGATCGCGGTATCGAATGTCTTGATGTGCTCGTAGGGGGCTTGCAGGTCAGAGGTGCCGAACTTGGCGCGATCTTTGATGCTGTGCCGACCAAGCTTTGTCCGGCAGCAACGTGAGTGGTGGAATTTAAGTTGCTTGCTTCCCACGTCGATCTGATAGGTGAGGGGTTCGCTGAAGTGATCAGACTTAATGTCAGTGATGATATTACTATCAGGCGTGTACTCACCCTTACGGAACACCAAAAACTTAACGATTTCCTCACCCTGCAAATCAACCTCATTCGCTATCTGCTCGTCAGCACAATCGGTGATCGCCACGATTAGCGAGTCGCCCATCAGGGAGGCCCAGCAAAGAGCATTATTAAACACTTGGCTTAACTCAAGCTCTGATTCAGTATCTTTAATGCTCTGCACCATCGTGCTATCTACGTCGCCAGAAAACTTGCGCGGCAGCTTGAGCATGTCGGCTACTGTCTTATCGATGTACTTTTTCACCACCCACGATTTTTTGTACATCGCGAGCAGCTCTTTATCTGGCACATCTGGCTTGTTGCTGCTGTAACGTACCGCGCCTATCTTCTCTCCGAGCGAAGTCATTAAACTAACCAGGCCATCATTAAGACGACCAACGATATTTTTCTTCGTCATTACATGATGTCCAGTGGGCTGAGTGTCTTGCGTTGGTATAAATCACGTAGTCCCTGTGTCATTGCGTCAACAACGTCATCATTCGCACCAACGGGGAATGTTGTTATCTCTGCAACTGTCTCGACAATCCAGGGGGCGATGTCTTTGTGTGGTAGGAATACGTTCCCAGCTTCCCATACGGCAGTGATGGCATGTGCTCGAGCCACCTTGCTTCCATCTGGCTCAACAGGAACAAGTCCAGCCACAATGCTTTTCAGGGAGTCAATAACAGCGGGGCCATTAGCTTTATCCTCTACTAGCTTTCTCAAGCCTTTGGGGAATTCGTCAGCCATTTGCTTCACGGCCTTGAGGGTCGCAGTAAAGCTCATTCGTGCACGAACTTGGTGTAGCAAGTAAGAGTTAGCACCCTTCTTGCCCCACACTTGCCCGACAACGTAGTCAGTACCTTCACTGTCCTTAAATGTCATATCCCAGCTATGAATCACCGTATCGAAGCTGGTAGGTAAATCTTTAGGCAGGTAATACTTAATCCATTCATCTTTGAAGATGGAGCCGCCAGCCTGCTTAGGTGACTGCTGATACATCGCAGACCAGAAGTAATCGCCGAGGATAACTTTAGTTTCGAGTAGTTTCTCTTTAGGGTGCAACTCCGGTACCAGCGCTTCACCCCGCTCATTGATGGCAGGGAAAGCCAGCACCTTAGCTCGTGGCGTTATTTCCACCACGCGACCGGATAAATCGTCCGTCGCCCAGCGGGTAGCCATGATTATCTCGCCGCTGTTCTTCGACAGGCGAGTTTTAAACGTGGAAACGTACCAGTTCCAGATTGATTTCTTTGTCGTTGGGCTGAGTGCTTCTTTGGCATTCTTTATCGGGTCATCGATAATACCGAGATCGACTTTCTTGCCCGTCAGCGGCCCGCCCACACCAGCACATACATAAGTGCCTTTGTGATTGGCTATCCCGAACTCATCAGAATTTCGCTTAACAGCTACGCCATCAGCAGGTTTGTTTCCCAGCCATGAATCGGCGAAAAGGTTGCGATATTCTGGCGTGGTCATGATCCGCTGGACATCAGCGTTCATATCCCCTGCGAGATCAGATGAATATGACAGAGCCCCCACGCGCATCTCCGGATATTTTCCGAAGAAATAAGCGGGCAGATAACGCGAGACAATATCTGATTTACCGTGCTGTGGTGGTGCGCCCAGAATCAGTATCGGCCGCACGCCGTTCATCATATCTAGCAGGAACTGATCCAACGCATCGCAAACAGTTTCGGAGAACTTACTAGTGATGTACTCGGGGTTTATGTACTGGATAAACTGATGAAGGCTTAAGCGTGCGTTTCGGCGTCTGAGTAATTCCTTTGCGGCCTGCTGCTTACTTACCGCCTGCGATTGCGGCAAGCTGTTCATCGGTCAAGTCCTCTGCACTTATAGAGTGGCTGTGCTGAATTGCGCCGCCATCTTTGCCAGTGAGTTCCGTTTTCTTCGGAGCTTCCCAGCCTTCCATGTCGCCTAATTGCTTGATAGCACTGCGAGCGTCATGCAGCTTCAGCTTGATACCGTCTTTGCCAGCGGTTAGCTCGGCGATAGCGTCGAGTAGCTCAGGGGCATTTTTGACGGAATCTTTAAATCGCCATGCGGCCTGAATGACCTCACGACCATCATCATCAACACCCATGTCGTGCTCTGCGAATTCAACTAGGTCAGTGATGCGAGCGCGGGCCATCGACGTGAGGCGTTTGAGTGCTTCCTCGCGGGTCATGATGGCATCGTCAATGGCCCTGCCTTCTACCGATGACATGAATGCTGCAACCTTATCAAAACTCATCATTCGACTGGCTTGGACGTGAGCAGACTCGCCTTTTGCTTTCCCCCCCGCTTTCTTATAAGCATCGGTTTGATTTTTGCCTTTCAGCAACTCTGTAACGAACTTCTTTTGTAGCAAAGTCAGCGCATCGAAAAGCTGCTGCTGCTCTGCCGTGAGCTTTTTCGATGCCATATTTACTCCAATTTGATCATGCTACTTTGATGAGTCTTATAACGATTGAGAGCCGTTGTGAAAGTGGCTCTCAATTTGTCTTTAAAATCAGTAAGCGCAATTTTGCGCCGGTCATGCTGCCTGATTATTCAACTGCCACGATGCCCATAACCCCGCTATCCATTGAATACCCTTAGGTGTGAATTTAGCCTGGGTAAATGCATGCCCGTTGTTGAGGTTCTCACCTGTCTTGACCGTGAATCGACCTGAATCGATATGCGGCGCACGAGGTGTCATCTTCCCACCAAGAACATACATAACATTCGAAGCAATCAGGAACGCCCTGAATTCAGGCTCTTTCGCCTTCAGTAACTTGCAAGCCTCACGGAAGCCAAATGAACCGGATGCATTGACGTAGTTATCAACGAAATCAGCCTTTGGAGCAGCGACAGCCAATTCATTTTTCAATTTGGCATTATGCTCTGCCAAGTCAGCAGCAAGTCGAAGTGCTTCTGGTAAGCTTTGGGGGATGACAGGGCCATGCATTACCTTGAGCTTTGCCAGCACAGAACGGCGAACTGCTTTGGATTCACGCATACCGATAAGCGTCATCTGCTCCATATTGAGCATGTAGCCCTTAACCGCTCGGCTGGCACCTTGCCCGGTGGTCACGTAAAAGTTTTCCGCGACCCCTAAGTCGTCAATTTCATCTTCAATACGAGAAAGAAAGTGGCGATTTTCCACTTCAGGTTCCCCGTATTCAATTCGGGCTGGGTTAATTATATTCCTCAGAAAGTCCAAGCTAGTCATGGATGCTTCCTGCTCAATTGCGATCATACTTTTCATATCGGATATACCTTTTAGTGATGAACCTTGTTCGCACAGGAATACGGCCCTCAGAAGGCATCCGACAGCCAGCCGGTTCCTCAAGGGTCATCCTGAAAGGTTCTGAGTGATTTGCGCTTGCGATAGCGCGGTGATTTACTGCCAATAAAAAAGGCCCAGTCGTTAAACTGAGCCTTCATGTTCTTTGTTCGCAGCTTTGCCACGTCTTCACAGAGTTGCTGCACCACTTACGGCTTACCCGTCAGCAAGATGTGGACCACCTCTTTAGGGCTGCACAATCTGGTTATTTCAAGCAATGCTGATGTGAATGAAACTGAATAGCCACAGGATGAACTCAATCACTCCCCAGCCAACAACCGCACAGATGCAACCAAGAAAAATGAATGCTCCAGGCCCGGGCAAATTAAGACCCATTTCTACTCTCCTCAATCTTGCGAATACTCGCCTTATCTGCGTTGCACTGCTCTATCACCGTTAATAGCGTGTCATTCAGTAATAGGCTCTTACCCCAAGTTAATATCTCGGGTATCTCTGGGGGGATGCAGTCAGAAAGTAAGCTTGCTGGTATCGGTACCTGTGGCACCTGTACGTATTTGATTTGCGTGTTTCCGCAGGAGGTCAGCAGCGGCAGCAGGAACAGGGCGAATAGCACACTCATCCCCGCCAATTTCTTTTTTAATCGCAGCAGCTCGTACCTCACCATTATTGCTAATGCGGTTTTTTTCATTCTCGTTGGCCTTGGCGATATCGTTAATGATGTTAACCATGCGGATCTGGTTACTGAGAATTAACCGAGCTTCGTCGCGTTCTTTGGCGGCTGCGTCTGCTTTGTCGTGCCACTCGTCAGCTTCGTTGTAGAAGTAAAGCGATAAGCCAGCCAGAATGATGAGCAATAGCGCTGGCAGATAGGTGAATATGTTCTTTATCCCGCTAAACATAATTCCCTCTCTATCTCTCGTCGGTTCTGTAATCCCTTCCACGGCTTGCCACCGGCATACGTCCAGCGGCGTAACTCATCGCAAGCGCCTTTGATGTCGCCTGTATTGAGCTTTTTAAGCAGAGTGGATTTAGTGAATGCGTTCTGGCCAACGTTATAGGTGAATGAGTAGAGAGCGGCTTTCTGGTATTTGCTCAGCGGGACTTTTACAGCGGCATCAACAGTGCGTTGTACCGGGGCCAAGTCTTTCTGCAATAAGTCATCGCATTCAGCGTCTGAATATTTTTTGTTGGGGATAATGTCTTTCCCCGTATGCCCTTCGCATACAGTGAGGACATTCACGACATCGTAATAAGCCACATGCTTGCGGCCCTCTAACCCATCGTCACCACCAAGTAATGCTCCGGCTATTGCTAATGCCCCAGCAGCCGATACGCCAATTATCTTATTTCTCAGGGCTGGTGACATTGCCAACCCCCATTCTCAGTTGAAGCTCTTTCTGCTTGTAGTACCAATTGAGGGCGAATGTCCCGAGAGTACAGATGATACCGGTAATCAGCGCCCAGTCGCTCAATGTCAACGCCCCAAGGCCGGCTGTCACTCCACTAAACCAGATGGCGATTGAGCTGGAATATTCCTTCATCTTCATAACCCACCTCCCCATATGGGGAATTATCTTCCCGCCATTGGTCGGGTTCGTATGCTGTTTTGGGGAATAGCCTGCCGCCGTGATCCATTCAGACACGGAGTTT